TGCACTCGGTGATCTCGTCGTTTGTATCGCTATCGTCGTCTTTGGTAAATACGCTTAAAATAATCTGCGTATTTACCGCCTGATCTTCGATGCCCTTTAAAGCCCTATAAATAGAGCCTTTTTTAAAAGCTTGGCTCGCATCCTTTTTTGCCTTGTATTTTGCTTCAAGGGCTTCAAGCGCCTTTGCCGTCGTCATAAAAAAATGCAGACCGTTTTCTAGGACTTCCTCGTATCCCGCAATTCCTATGGGCGTAACGCTTTCTACGCTAATAGGTCTTGCTGCCTCAGCTGATACGGTTACGTTTACACCAAATTTTGCTGCCATTTTTATTCTCCTTTTTGATTTACTCTCTTAAATGGGTTGATTGCCCACACTGATTTTAAGATAGGCTTGTCATCCGCCTCAAGATATGTATGTGCGTTCATCTCATTCATTCCTGTTGCATCCATCAATTTCCAGCCTAGATATATGCGGCAGTAAAAGCCTTTCAAGAAACCGCCGTATCTGATAGTTTGGTAGTATCCGAAGCGTTCTTTGCCATTTTTGAGCTTGCAGCTCACTAGACACCAGTCAGAGACTATACCGCCGTTTGACGTAACTTTCGGATTGCCTTGCGTAATCACGCTTGAAGGTATGATGTCTCTCACTTTGACACCTAGGAATTTCGCAGAAAAGACACCTATCCTGTTACGAAGCAGCCAGCACAAACGGGCGTAGTATGTCCTTTCTTTCCCGGGGAAATGTTCGTTTTTCCAGCCATCATCTCCGTTGATGCCATAGTCTGGATCATCAAACCACGCCGCCCACTTTGGCAGGCGTTCATCCTCTTTTTTGCAAGATAGCAAAGCGATCGGCACTATGAAAAACGCCAAAATTTCAAACGGCAGTTCGATGATTATATTTTTTATGACTTGGCAAATTTGTTTTTTAGATATTCTCATTTTTTACCTTTCTCTTTTGGCTGCTCTAACTCTTTTGTATCTGTTTCATACTTTGGGCATTTTGGGCAACCGTTCCACGGACAATCACCATTTTTATCAAGCCTGCTACTGCAAATATTGCAACGTTTGATTTGTTTTCTCATTGTTCGTCTCCTTTTGTCAAATTTTCTTTTTGAGTGAGAAGCTCTTTGTATTCCTCGCGAAGCTCCGGAAGCACTGCATCGTTTCCAATCAGTATGGCGTGTCTGACATATCCCTCGGTCTCTTTGATTTGCTCATCAAGCTCGGCTAGCTTGGCTTGCTTTTTGTCTTGTTCTCTTAGCTCTTTTTGCTTAAAAATGAGCTTTCCTTTCTCTATATAGTTTGCGTTTATGCTGATTGCTTCTTGCCATTGCTCGTCTGTAATTCTGATATTTGGCTCAGGTATACTTTCGTGAATTTCATCATCGTAGTAGCCTAAAATCTCTTGCGCTTTCTCGCCGTAATGTACGTATTTCATTTTTTCTCCTTTAATACCCAATTGCTAGGTAGCTTACATTCGTTGAAACACCACCTGTCCAAGAGTGCTTAAATACTGCACCTGTTTGTGTTACTGATCCATCGAATACTATTACATTTACACTTTTAGCTCCTCCAATGTGTGTTGCCGTAATATTCAAGCATCTATTTGGGAATGCTATAGGAAACAGGGTTGGGACAGTATTATCACCACTTGCTACTAGAGCTGTTCCCCATTGTATTATCAATTTGTTCGGTAAATTTGTGTAGCCGTTTAGATTTTTTACACTAACAAAGTCTGTGCCGTATATAATCTCTCTAGATTTTGCTAAACTAGCTGGCCTCATAAACCTATCATCTGGACTCCAATACATTATGCAACTTTGAAAGTTCATTCGGTCGTCATCGTTGTTTGTGGTTGACTTAAAGGAAGCTGCACTAATGTACCTAGCCTCAAAGTCTCCGTTAGCGTCTCTTGAGACTATGGAATTTGGAGAACTTAGGGACGTTGGACTACCAGTGAGAACCTCTTTCCAGCCGCTGTTAGCTTTACCATAGTCTTGATACCACTTCCACACTTTGCCAAAGTAATTCCACGTAACGCTTACTTCACCATTGCTAACAACCTCAACTAGCCCGTAATCTGTAGGTTTATTTCGTCCTTTTTCTCTTGTTGCATAATAAATACCAGGTGTTACACTAAGCCAAAAATCAGACGAACTATAATCACCATCAGGTAATGTTTGTCCGTGTGTTTGATGAGCGTACTGACATACTAGACTAGCTTGCGAAGTCTGTAAAAAGTTTGAGCTGTCAAGTCCGTCTAGTTTATCGCTATCGGCGGCTTTAGCCGTTTTATCAAGCTTTTCATAATTTAGAGTAGTTATACTCTCTTTTAAAAACTTTGTTCTGTTCGCCAGTTGTTTTGCTTGCTTGTTACTGATGCCATCTATCCCGCCTACTACCGGATCGGTTACTTCAAGCTGATAGATGCCTTCTTCCCACTTGTTTTCTTCTTTTAGATTAGCCATTGTATGCTCCGTAATTGAATTGATCGTTGTATTTTATTTCCCCGTCATAGACCACACTGCTTGCTCTATGATCTATGCTTACAAGCACACACCTTGCAGGAGCTGCACTCTTGGCGGCGTCGCTTATTTGTTTTGCTTTTTGTTTTGAAAGAGGAATGCTAGCAATGACGCTATACTCCGCCCAGTGAGTGTTAGAGCCGTAAAACCTACTTTTGTTATGTTTTATGGATCCGTCATATTTTTGACTTAGATTGCCTTCGATGATCACAGCTCCACTATCTACGCTTTGCACCGCCTTTTTGACCGCGTAAAAAGAACCGCTGTAAAAGTGAATTTTAAATGCGTTTTTTATCAGCCGCCTAGCGTTCATTTCATTTAGTCCGTCTATATCTACATCAAAGCTGGCTGCTAAAATCGGCAGCAAAGAAGTCGGGCAAGAACCCGCGAGCGTATTTATTACGCTGATGTCAAGACCATCAAATCTAAGCCCAAATAGCTCATCGAGCAGTTTGTCAAGTTTGCTTTTATGATTCGGTAGCAGGCTCATAGCTGGGCCTTTTTATAGCTAAGATTAAAATTTAGCCTTATAAAGCTATCATCATTTACTTTTGTGTCGGTAGTGAGAGCTTTTAAATTTACCCTATAAACGCCATCTTGATGAAGTAGCTTGTAGATATAGCTTAAATTTAGATCCTCGCCTAAGCTTAGGCTGCTCCTACTTGTCTTTATCGTTTTATCGATCTCATCTTGTAAAAACATATCCGTTAGTTCAAGCTGCGCACTGATTGTTATATCTTTGATAGTCGCGTTTTTGACGTTCACTGTATCGGTGAGCGGCCTGACCTTTTCACCGTTTAGATGATCCTCTACGCTTTGACGCGTAGCCTCGCTCATATCAGAGGTTTTTAGATAGACATTTACTATACCTGCTCCGCCGTTTAGCGCGCTTACTTCTTCGACCTTTGCATTTGCAGAAAGTGCTTGATAGATATATGCTTTTGCGCTTCCAGCCGTTGAAAATCTTTCCAGCGAAAGCACTGCTCGCTCGCGCAATCTCTCGTCGCTTTCTTTGTCAGCTCCACCGGTGAAATTTGATGTTTGTTTGGCTTTGAGCACAAAAGGTAGCGGAGTTTGAATGAGTTCGCATTTGACCGTGCTTTCCTTAACAAATTCATCAAGAACTATTTTGCCGGTGGCTTTTAGTTCGCCTCGTTTGATAGTCACACTATCTTTGAGAGTGGCCGTGTCGCCCTTTTCGCTCCTGAATACGCTTTTTGCAAGTACGATGGTATCGCTATCCTTTGTGATAGACAGGCAAAGCTCGATGCCCGCTGTCGGTTTTTCTCCTTTTAGCCTTTCTATACCGTATATCGCAACTACGTTGTCAAGATCGCTGCCTGAGGCATAAGGTAAAAGCATACTTTTTACGCTCTCATTTATCCTAGCCCTTAGCAAAAGCTCACGATATGCAAGCGTTTCAAGAAGCGCGGAGAAACGATCGCTTTCAAGTAGCGTGATTTCTTCGTCATTCAAATAGCTTTTAAAAAGCTCTTTAATACCCTTTAAAAGATCGTTAAAATTTAGCTCTTCGATAACGTTTGGATATGGTAAATTTTCTAGCTTCATATTTCAATTCCTATCTCATTACCGCTCGTTAAGATGATCTTAAAATTTAGCCTATGATCT